CATGGACCTGATGGAGCACGCCCGCAAGAAGCAGGAGACCGACGACAAGATGGCCCTGCAGCAGCAGGACATGCAGCAGAAGCGCCTGGACGCCCGCGTCAAGGCTGCTCAGGACGCCGCCACTGCAGCGGCAAAACCCACGCCGACCCGGGCCTCCCGCCCGACGGCAAAGACTTAACTTAGAAAGACCACTATGAGCACCCCTATGCGCGCAAAAATGAAGATCGGCTCGATCAGCTCGTATCCCGGTGCAGAGCAGCTGCGCTTCCACGGGGTTGCTGCCAAAGCCTACCCGGCTGACGGTAGCGACGAAGACAACACGTTCGCCAAGTGGTCACCATCTGTTGATCTGAAGATCGTCATTACCAACCCGGCGCTCGTAGGCAAGTTCGCTATCGGCGACACGTTCTACGTGGACTTCACGCCGGTGTCCGCCTAACCCCACCCACTCTGAAAGCGCACTATGCACAACATCACATCACCCCGCACTGACGACCACGGCATCGAGCAGATGATTCAGGCCAAGGGTCTGACCGCCCCGCGTGTCACGCCCGCCGACATCGAGGCGAACATCGTCGACGTCGAAACCATCAAGCACGTCTCACACAGCGGACAGGTGCTGCGCTGGGCAATCATTACGACGCGCAGCGGCTACGCTGTCACTGGGCGGCCATCAGTGGCTGTGTCGTCCATGAATGACGACGCAGAAGTCGGTGTGGCCGTCGCTATCGCCAACGCCAAAGAGGAGCTGTGGCCCCTCATGGGCTACGCCCTCAAGCAGTCCCTCTCCGCCTAACCCACCACCCACTGAAAGCGCACTATGTTGATCTCTAAATTCTTCCGCCTCCAGGACCCCGAAGACGGCAGTGGCTCAGGCCCTGTCGATCGTGGTGACACCCTCGAACCCATCGTCCCGGTCGTTGCCACCCCGGACCCCAAGGACGTCGCCGCCGACCCTGAGGTCAAGAAGCTCGAAGAAGAGCTGAAGGCTGGCGAAGCCGACCCGGCCGCCGAGCACGAGCACGACGACGCCAAGAAAGATCAGCGCATCCCCGCTGCGCGCCACAAAGAGATCCTGGAGAAGGAGCGCGCCAAGACTGCCGCGCTGGCGGCCGAGGTGGCTGAGCTCAAGAAGCGCGGTCAGGTGGAGGGCACCCGTGAGAAGGCCGCCACCGACTTCGACGCCATGGATGCCAACATCGCCAAGCTCGAGGACGAGTACGCCACGCTGCTGACTGACGGCGAGATCAAGAAGGCCACTGCCGTGATGGCCCAGATTCGCGCTGCTGAGCGTCAGATGGCAGACATCAAGGCTGACCTGAAGGTTCAGGCTGCCACGCTGCAGGCCAACGAGACCGCCCGCTATCAGACCGTCCTGAGCCGCGTCGAGGCCGCCTACCCGGCGCTGAACCCGGACCACGAGGAATATAACGAGGCTGTCGAGAAACGTGTCGTACGCCTGTCGCGCGCCAACCAGGTCGACGGCATGACGCCAGCTGCAGCGCTACAGGACGCTGTCGAGACGATCCTGGGTGCCGAGACCGCCAAACAGAAGAATGCCACCACAGTCACGCCGCGCGTGGACGCCACCGCCGAGCGCAAGGCGGCTGCTGCCGACAAGACCACAAAGGCCATCGCCAAGACGCCACCCGCCCTGAACAACACCGGGCTGGACAGCGACAAGGCGGGCGGTGGCGCCGAGAGCGCCGAGGCCATCATCAAGCTGAGCCAGTCCGAGTTCGCCAAGTTGAGCGAAGCCGCTCTGGCGAAGGCGCGCGGCGACGAGATTTAAACCCCCGCGCCTTCGGGCGCACCAAACGAAAGCGCGTCATGACCGAGTCAGCCCCCCTGAAGAGACGAGCCACTGACAGCGGCCCTCACGTATGTCCGGCCATGGAAGAGCTTGAGGCCCGGTTTGCAGCCGGCACAGAGCGTATGCGGCGGCTGGAGGACAAGATTGACGGCAACTCGGCCGATACCAGGGAGGTGCTCGACATCCTACACGCGGGTAAAGGCTTCTTCAAGGTTGTGGGCTGGATTGGCAGCGTGGTCAAGTGGGCTGCCGCCATAGGCGCACCACTGATCGCGTTCTACTACGCCCTCAAGCACGGGGGCCGGCCATGATGGCCTGGGTCGTCGCCCTGTACTGGTGGGAAAACTGGAGGACTGAACATGGCTTCTGATAAACGTGCTTTGGCGCTGGTGATTGCAGCTTCGATTGCAGTCCCGGCAGAGGGGTTGCGCACCGTGGCCTACAAAGACCCAGCAGGTATCACCACGATCTGCTACGGCTCCACCGCCGGCGTCAAGATGGGCGACCGCAAGACGTTGGATCAGTGTATGGCGCTGTTGTCCAATGAGATGGCCTTTGCGGTGCGTATCGTGGACAGGTGCCACCCGAACCTGCCGGTGGGTGCGCTGGCGGCGTTTGCCGACGCGGCCTACAACATCGGACCCAAGATCGCTTGCGACGCAGATAAGTCCACGGCTGCGCGCCTGCTGTACGCCGGAGACATCCAGGGGGCATGTAACCAGCTACCGCGCTGGAACAAAGCCAAGGTCATGGGGGTCATGGTGCCGCTGCCAGGCTTGACCACACGCCGTGCCCGTGAGCAGGAAATCTGCTTGAGGTCACTTGCATGAAAACCACCCTCGCCATCGTCGTGTTGTCTGCGGCCGCAGGCTTCGGCGCGGCATGGCAGTTGCAGGCGCATCAGATCACCAAACTGAAACTGGAGCACACCAATGAACGAATCGAAATCCAACGCGCCGCCAGGATCGTTGCTGACCGAGCTTCAACGGCAGTCATCGTGGCTCAGAATAATGCGACGAATCGCGTATCTGTGCTTCGCCGTGAGCTTGATTCTGCTCGTGGTACTGCTTCAGGGCTGCGCGACGAAATCGACGTTGCCATGCGAGCCTCCGCCACAAGTATTGATGCCTGTGCCATCGCAGCCCGAACCAGCGGTGAGCTACTTGCTGTCTGCGCAGACCGATATACAGAGCTGGCAGGCAAGGCTCAGGGCCATGTTTCAGACATCCGGACCCTTGTAGAGGCTTGGCCTAAATAAATACAGAAATACAGTTGACGTCTAACATCTAAGTTAGAATATGGCTAGGCTAGAGCCTGCAGCTCGAAAAGCGTCTTATCAACGCCGCCTACCTTCTTCCTGATAGCCACATGATAGGTGCGCCATGCTGACCCAAACCCGACTCAAAGAACTGCTTTCCTACGACCCGCTGACGGGTGACTTTACCAACCTAAAGAGCGGTAAGGGCCGCAAGCCAGTAGGCGCTGTTGTGGGCTCAGTGAGCAACTCAGGCTACTGGTCGTCCATGGTCGACGGCAAGAACTACCAGCACCACCGGCTTGCCTGGCTGTACGTCCACGGTGCGTTCCCTCCAGCGGACTTGGACCACAGGGACGGCGTCAGAACGAACAACCGCCTGGCGAACCTGCGTGAGGCGACCCGATCTGAGAACTGTCAGAACGCCGCCAAGCGCAACGACAACACGAGTGGATTCACCGGCGTATGGCCGGTCGGAAAAAGATGGAGGGCGAAGGTGGCAGTGGACGGCGTGGAGCGCCACGCGGGGTACTTTGCGACCAAAGAACTCGCACAGGCAGCGTATCTGGCCACCAAGGCCGAGCTGCATAAATTTCAACCGATACCGCGCGAATTGCTCACTTGACATCTAATATCTAAATTAGATGTAGAATCAGATCACGCCTAAAAGCACGACACGCTTTTGAAATCTTCGTTGGCTGCAACGACATGCGGCAAGAGGCTCGAAAGAGCAATTTGTAAATGTCTTTGTAAGAAAGGATGCCCATCATGGCATTAACCAACTTTGGTCTCTTGACCAACGAGCAGAAAACCATCTGGAGTATGGATTTATGGAAAAATGCTCGCAACCAGTCCTTCATCAACAAGTTTCTGGGTTCTGGCACCAACGCCATGATCCAGCACATCACCTCTCTCAAGTCTTCGGAAAAGGGCGCCCGTGCGGTGATCACCTTGCTGGCCGACTTGCAGGGCGACGGTGTGGCAGGCGACCGCACCCTGGTCGGTAACGAAGAGGGCATGCAGACGTTCGAGCAGGTCATCCGCATTGACCAGCTGCGTCACGCCAACCGTCACGAAGGTAAGATGGCCGACCAAAAGTCGATCGTCGGCTTCCGCGACAACTCCAAGAACGTGCTGAGCTACTGGCTGGCAGACCGTATCGACCAGATGGCGTTCCAGACGCTGGCTGGCATCGGCTTCCAGTTCAAGCCCAACGGCGCGACCCGTGTCGGCTCTGACCTCCAGTACCTGGAGTTCGCTGCTGATGTGAGCGCACCATCCACCCGCCGCATGACGCGCTGGAACGCAACGACTGGTGTGCTGCACACCAGCCTGACCGGTACCAACACCTCTGCCGACGTGACCGCTGCCGACTTCCCAGGCTGGAAGATGTTCGTTCAGCTCAAGGCCTACTGCAAGGACCGCTACATCCGTGGCGTCGGCGGTGAAGGCGGCCAGGAGACGTTCCACGCCTTCCTGACACCTCAGGCCATGGCCAAGCTGAAGCAAGATCCTGACTACAACGCCAACCTGCGTTACAGCCAGAACTCTGGCGTCAACGACAAGCTGTTCAGCGGTGATGCAGTGAAGATCGACGGCATCTACCTGCACGAGTTCCGTCACGTGCCCAACACTTCCGGCCTCGCAGCCGGTAAGTACGGCGCAGGCGGCACCGTTGACGGTTGCCAGGTGCTGTTCTGCGGCGCACAGGCTCTCGGCATGGCCGACCTGGGCGCTCCCGAGTGGAACGAAGAAGACTTCGACTTCAAGAACTCTCAGGCCATTGCCATCGGCAAGATCCTGGGCTTCCTGAAACCCAAGTTCGGCAACATCTACGAAGGCAACGCTGTCGAAGACTTCGGCGTGGTGTCTTGCTACGTGGCCCAGTAAAACTGGACTGTGGTCGAACCTCTAAGTTCGGCCACACCACGACAACCTTCACCTTAGGAACCACATCATGACTGCAAAGATCAAATCCCGCACGGCCCAGTACCCGCTGACCGCCGAATTCAGCTTCACCATCGGTGACACCATGACGAACGTTGCCGGCGGCGCCGACAACTTCGCCACGGTGGCTGCTCACGTGTTCGAGGTCATCCCGTTGCCCCCTGGCGCCGTGGTGCTCAGCGGTCACGTGGTGACCGACACCGCCATCGTGGGCTCCACCGCCTACAACGTGAAGCTCGGTGACTCAGGCTCTGACGTGCGCTACCTCGGTACCACCGACAAGACCGCCGCCGCGCTCACCAATCTGGTGCCCACCGGCTACGTCGGCTCGGGTGAAAACCTGCGTCTGACCGTGACCCCGACTGTGGCTGATGCCACTGCCGGCAAGGTCACTGTGCGTATCACTTACGTGATCGCCGGCCGCACCAGCGAGATCCAGATCAGCTAATCGCTGAACCGGTAGGGCAGGGCTCCACAAGAGCTCTGCCCTGTTCATCCACCCAACCCACGCACCTACCATGAATTACATCGCACCCCGCAACATGACTGTTGCCTCAATCTCCGGTCGCTCTGTTGCCTTCAAGAAGGGCGAGCCCACCTACGCCCCGCCCCAGATGCACGCCGAGCTGATCGCCGTGGGCATCGTGCCGGCCGAGGAAATCCCTGAGCCTGAAGAAACCGGCGGCGTCAAAGAACCCGTCGTGCCCGCTGAGCGCCAAGAGGCCGTGTTCGCGGTCTTCGAGAAGCTCATCCTGCGCGGCAAGCGCACCGACTTCGCTGGTACCGGCGCTCCGCACGCAGCGGTCCTGTCCAAAGAGCTGGGCTGGGACATCGACGGCAAAGAGCGCGATGTGCTCTGGCAGAAGTTCCAGGCTGACAAGGCTGCGTAATGAATACGACAGAACTGCTCGCCGTCTTCCGTGAAGAGGTCTCTGACCTTGCGGAGCCGTACCTGTGGTCAGACACCCTAGTCTACCGGTACATCGACGACGCGCAGAAGCAGTTCTGCCGTGACACCTACGGCATCGCCGATGCCCGCAGCTTCAAGATCAATGTGTTGGCCGATGGTACCGAGTGGTACAAGCTCGACCCCCGCATCCTCAAGGTCCGCACCGCCAACGACTCACTCACTGGCCGCGAGATCCCCATGATCCCCGTCGAGAAGATGGCCGCCCAGGGCCTGGTCTTCGACGGCCGGCTCGGCCCGCTGCGCGCCCTGATCACCGGCCTGGAGAAGAACACCGTCCGTGTCCTGCCCAAGCCGAACTTGGCGTCTACGGTCGAACTTAGAACGTTCCGTCTGTCAGAAGAGGTCGAAGCAGGCGACGACTTCGAGATCGACGACCAGCACGTGCTCCCGCTGCTGTACTGGGTCAAGCACAAGGCCTACGGCAAGCAGGACAGCGAGGTCTTTGACAAAGACGCCTCCGACCGCTTCCTCGGCGACTGGAATGCCTACTGCGCCGCCGCCAAGGACGAACAGAGCCGCGCCATGCACCCGGCAGGCGCCGTTGTTTACGGCGGCATCTGATTTAACCCCAACTGAAAGGAAACATCATGGCCCTCAATACCCAACTGGCAGACGCGACCGTCAACGCCCAAGCCGCCACCCTTGCCACACTGTGCAACAGTGGGCTGATCCGTATTTACGACGGCACGCAGCCCGCCAACGCTGACACCGCACTGGGCGCGCAAGTTCTTGGCGTGACGCTGACGTTTGGTGCCACCGCTTTCCCGGCTGCCACGGCTGGCCTGCTGACCGCCAACGCGATCACATCTGGTACTGCTGTGGCGTCGATCACGCCGACATGGGCGCGCATTTTGAAAAGCGACGGCACGACGGTGGTGATGGACGTGTCGGCAGGTGCCTCTGGCGCCAACCTGACCATTGGTGCGTTTACCAGCGGCACTGAAGTGAGCGCGACCAGCTTCACGCACGACGTTCGTAACGCGACCTCTGGCTACTAATTCTGGGTAGGCCATGACAACGGCGACGGCCAGCGGCCAAGCTCAAAGCGCCACGGCAGCGGCTGGCCTGGCGGTTTCTGCCACCGTCGCAAGCGCCCAGGCGCAGGGCGCTACAGCCAGCACTTCAAAAGTTGTCGCTCAGTCGATGCGCCCGGGTGGATCGGCATTCAACACATTCCCACTGAACGGCGGGCAGCGTGCCTCTGCCGTGCTGATGACATGTTCCTCGGCGCAGGGCCAGTCGAGCATTGCAAGCGCGACACGCACGGTAGCAGCTACAGCAGCGTCCGCACAGGCGCAAACACAGGCCGCAGCCACCAGCCTTGCCCTGCAAAGCTCGGGTGCCAGTGCGCAGGCGCAGTCCGGTGCAGCCAATGCGACCAGCAC